GGAGGGGCCGAGGGCCTAGTTTATAGGGTGTTCATTAACCAACCGCACGATGCGAAAAACCAACCGCCCGAGAGTGAAAAACAGTCGGAGCGGTCGGGTAATTGCACTGGTTAAGCGGACAGTAGTTCTAAAGCTCTATTTTTAAGGGCCGCACCGGTTCCAAACCAAGCAGATTCAATGCGGGTATTGTCAGAACGGCCGCGCTCATGATCAACTAATTCAGTGACCGCATTCAAGGCCGCCCACCGCGTGCCGGCCACGCCGACGATATCGGAACCGATAGCGCGCCCGTTGAATAATTCAATGATTCGCTTAAATGCTCTGCTGTCTTTAATCTCGATTTTGCCTGTGTGATATGGCTTCAATAATTCGGTTACAAATTCGTCCGCCTGTTCGGCCGTCATTGTCTCCCCTGCTAATTTGCGGGATTGAACTAGGAACCGCTCCCACTGGTTGGCCACAATGCCAAGTTGAAGCCGGACGTCGTCCGCATTGAATCGCTCACTGTGCAAAACCCTGATTTGTGATTCCCCGCTGTTTATTGCTGCTGTGATTGTGTTATTGCATACCACGCGAACACTGGTGAACTTGGCTATTGTGGCCATGGTTCCATCGTATGACGTGCCAAGCAAAACATAAGGGCGCACTGTATCGCCTTCAACGATATCGGCCCCTTCATTCACTTTCGCTAGGGCCCAAACCCTCCGGCCGTAACTTAGCGCGCCCGCGGTTTCCATGGTGAACCCGCCAAGATCCACAAGCTTACTAAAAAACCCCATTACTTCGGCCGGCTGCACCACGTTATAACCCTGTGAGACTACAGCCAAGGGCGCGCCGGTGTCGCTACGGTGTAACACTTTCCGATCAGGCCATGCTTGCGGGGCACTCGTGGCCGGTGTGTTAAATAAAACGGGGCTTTCTAATACGTCATAAGCAAGGCCGGCCTGTTGTGTCCATTCTTGAATTGTCGCGCCCGCTGTCAATTGCTGCCCTAGCTTATGCCATGGTGCAAGGCCTGAATAAGCAATAGCTGCTGTTCCCGTTGTTGTGTCGATCATGTGTGCCATTTTTCTCTATCCTTTCTGGGTTAATAAAAACCGGTTTTCTGTGCCGGTACACGAATTGTACATCATTTTTACACCTTGCAACATTTATTTACAATTTATTTATCTAATTTATCTGCTACCCAACACAGCAGCAAAAAAACAACTAATCCGGCAATTATCACGGGGCCCCCACTTCTAGGCCGCAATCGCCCGCGATGTGATGGCGCAAAAAAGAACCATGTGGGAGAGTGCGCACAAATTCGCGAAGCGCAGCAGCATCATTTTTAGCGCCGTTTTTTCTCGTGTTGTGCCACTGTATCGCCACCGGTCCACTTGCAGCATAGCAGCCGCCGTTTTCATCTTTTCCCACTTTCTTTTTACCGGTGCCATGGGCAACAAAAACAACGACAAATTCGCGGAAGGGACGCGCACACAATGGCCGGCCACCGCCGCACTGCTGACAGCTGAAATTGTCGGCCTTTTCTGCAGGGCACTGCACAAAATTAACCCCGTGGATTTTTTGCGGCCACTGGTCGGCCGATTCTAGGGGCGCAGCATAAACGGCCGGACGGCCTAATTCAAAAGCCCGCACTGCTTCGGCCGTTGTGTCGCAGCTTGCGTTTATTACTGTTTTATTTGGCTGAGGGAAAGGGAGGGCCTCGGCCGCAAAGTGTGAATAAGTCCAAGCTTGACCACCACGCGGGACGCTATCAAAAACGGCCTGTAAATAATCGCTATCAATTTGTGATGTGCCGGTTTCACTTTTCGGGTGCAGGCTGCAGCTTGTCGGGCACGTGCCATAGGTTTCATGTTCGCCGCTGCGATAAGTAACTGCTATTGGGCCGGTTTTGCTGTTCGCGCTGATTCTGACTGTTTTTAACATTTCTCTATCCTTTCTGTTGATGAAGGCCCTAGTATATCAACTTTAACGGCCTTTTGTGTATGATATTTTCTAGGGGTTTTCACGCGTCGCACAATTAAGGGGCTGCTGTTTTCGTCCCATGGCATAACCAAAAAGGGTAAGTCATCGGCCGACATAATGCGCATAAAGTCACGAGCGCGGACAAGGGAAGGGAAGGTGCGAATCACACTTTGAGAATTAGGGAAGCACACGTCATATTTATAAATTGGCATTTTCTATCCTTTCTGGGTTAGTCGTCGCGGTCGGTGTTGAACTCAACACGCGGGTATTCGTCTTCTATAAAGCTATCGTCAACATGAGCAAGCCCTAAACGGGTGCCGGCATCCCAAATCACGATGGGCAAATCTTGCGGCAAATTAGCGAGCGCAGCCGACAATTTGCCAACGGTCATACCCTTATCAGCGCGAGCAAATTTAAGCGCCTGATTCCAAACCTCCCATGCATCAAAAATTGACGTGTAAATGTCCGACATCGAATCATAAAAGGCGCGGCTACTGCGCTCTTCAGAAGTCACAGTCAAAAAGCGAACCACCTCATCGCGAGGGGCACTGGCAACGGCATTGTCGTATGCCTCTAAAAAAGCCCGTTGTTCAATGGTCAATTTTTTCATTTTGTCACCTCTTCAACAGTGTCAATGATCCAACTGCCATAACCCGCGTCATCAAAATCACCACCATCGATTTCACGCGCCTTATCCCATGCTTGCTGCTCGTCTTCTGCTTGGACCAAGCAATAGACATAGCTTGTACTTGCTGCAACTACTTTGTAGGTTTTCATTTCTCTATCCTTTCTGTTTCGGTTACTGCTTCAACTGAATATTCGGCATCTTTTTCCAAATAACTGTAATCCCCTGAATAGTCTAATGCTCTATCCACTGCAGCATCCGCACTTACTGCTTCAATGTCTACTGTAGTAAATGCATATGCTGTTCGGCAAAGGCGTATTTTATAAACTGCCATCTCTCTATCCTTTCTAAGCACCGGATCAAGCACCGGCATCGCCAGTATAGCAAGGTTTCGACACCTTGCAACACTTATTTACATTTATTTTACTAAACCTAGGGTTTCCTCTAGTTCCCCCCATGGCATGCCACGCGATGGCCAACAGCGAAGGGGCTCAAGCTTTATGCCCTCTGCAGCCAATTTCATAACGTCGCTCCCCTGATACAAGCGAATGGTCGAGGGACGTAGTGTGTTACCCATGTCAAGCACAAGCACAAAGCAAGGCCTATCCTTGGCAGCATGCCGAGTCATAAAAGCAATCTGATGTGGCCGCAGCCCCACTTTCAATCCCTTGGCCACCACTTTCAATTCCATCAAAACAAAGTATTCCCCGACACCCACCAACATGTCAGGAATGCCAAGGTTCACACGATTCTCAATGCGTTCAATGCTGCAGTTGACAAGACCGGCTTTCACCCTAGCCGAAAACCTAGCTTCAGGTGTCATCTGGTCCCCCCAAATCCTGCTCAAAGATGTCAAGCGGAGGCTGCTCCACTCCCGCGTCGAAATCGGGGTCTTTTTCTCTTGCTGCACTTTCAATCACCACTCCAGTGTCCGCATCGATCAAGGCAGTGGGTGGAGGCCCACCATACAGCTTTTTAAGCTCATCAAGCTTGCGCTGCACCTCTTCCTTGCTCATGCTGTCAATTGTGCCGTGGCGGATCTCTTTGCGCTCCACATAGATTGTCCCCAAGGCTTGGCCCCTACGATACTCTGCTTGGACTGCTGCAGCAAATGCACCGGCATCCAATGCTTTATCGCGAATGGTCTGCAAATCGCGCATGTGGCGCTCGTAAGACGTGTTGTACTTGGATGCCAACTCAGCACGATAGGCTTGAATGGCCGCTACAACGTGCGGATTGATGTCAGGGTGGGTAAGCTTCCAAGCCATGACAGAAGCGCTGGTGGCCTTGTATCCGGCCCTTATGGCTGCCTCTTTCATGGTCACCCGTCCGTCACCACTCACAAGCTCGGTAACAAAGGTCCATTCCTTAGGCGTTAGCTTCCTGCGCTGCTGCCGCAGCGGGGCCACTTCTGTGGTCATACGCTTGCGCGCCTTGTCAGGCATAACCGGTGGAACGTTGTAGACGTCTTTCTTGGCCATTAGCTGATTCTCCACAAGCGCCAACCATTGTCCACCTTGCGCAGCGTGAATACCCATTTGGGCTGATGCACACGTGTGAAGCGAAGGGCAGCCACACGACAACTCTCTGCTTGCTTGCGCACGCCAAACAGGATGCTGTCGCCTGCTTCCATATCCCCAAAAGGATATTTGGATCGATTGGTTGGCAGGGCTATTCCCTGATCAATGTGTACCATGCTTAACTCCCGTAAAAGAACTACCACGAGTATATCGCGTGTCGTCCCAAGAGTCAACCAACAAAAGCAATCAGGGCTCCCTATAGAACTTTTGGAGGGTGTAGTGTGTTTTTATTTTTTCACTTTTCATCTCGCGGAGCCCCCCTAGAAATATTACACTGAATCTCTTGACGTAATTTGCCGAATGCTCATAACGTATTGATTTCATTCAGTTCTTACACCATTACGTCTATTACGTCAAATCTCACAAAAATAAAAAAAAAAACATACCTTACCCCTAAAAGGTCTATAGCACCTAAACCTTAGTATTACTTTTTGAGCCATTTTCACCCCTTTTGACCCTCGGTCCGCGGCCCCCAATTCCCCAACCTCCAACCACTGTACATCCACCCAGTACCATAATGCATCACACTAAAACCCCCAAACCAAGGGAAAACCCCTAAGAAATAGGCCACTTTAAGTAATTGACATAACTTGCGTATGCTTTGATAATAACCCTGTCAGCATTGATAAAACGCTGACAAACTTCATTAACAAAGAAAGGATAGTGATATGGGTAAATTACCGGAGACACCGGATAAAGAGATCGAAAAGATCATGGACAATGCGCAGACTTTGATTAACTTCTGCTCAACTACTTTTGTCAAGCCTGCTGACGCGTGGTTCGCGTGCCTTGTCTCCTCAGCCATTTTGACTGCTGAGTTGGAGGTGCCGTTGGACAAGTTTCTGGAAGGCTTTGAACATGCTTATAGTGATGCGTTGAAGACCAAAAAAGAAATGGGAGCTTCTTATGATCACTAATGCGCATGAATCCATCTCTATTGACCGCACAAACGGGCGTGTAACGCCTTTTAACACTGGGAAGGTACAGATAGGGCTGATGTATCAGCCAAAGCCTCCTGAGATGACGAGTTCCGAGGAGCTTGTGCAGGCGGCCTTAATGGGATGGTCCTCGATCCATCGTCCTGTGCCCTTGTGGCCTGTGACGTTGGGGTCGGTGATTGTAGGTTTTCTAATAATTTTGACTGTGGGGTAACAGATGAGCAATCAGTATGAGTTTTTGTATGAGTGTGATGAGTTGGGTTTAAAGCTCAGGTGTTTGTTTGAGTATGAGCCGGAAGAGATTGGCTCGATTGAGCCGATATCTGGGATGAAGTTGGAGCCCGACTACCCTGAGGTGTGGACTCTTGTTTCGGTGTTCTTGCCTAACAGTTCTGTTGACTTGAGCGGGGTTTTGCATCCGGATGTGATTTTTCAGGTGCAGATGGATGCTGCGACTTATTTTGAAGAATTGGGGAGTAAAAGTTATGACTGAACAAAGAGAACTAGAACTGCTGCGGCCATATGTTGCCGCTTGTGGGGAGTTTGTTACCAAGAATGCGGCATTGGAAAAGCAATTGAAGGCAATAGATCGGCTGCTGCTTGATGTGCTGATGGGGGATGTTGATCCCATGCAGGCCATGATCAATCGTCAGAAGATAAAGGACGAGTTTGAGGAGCCCAAAACATGACCTATAACGCAGAGCAAGTAGCCTTTATGTTGCATGAGGCGATAGACCAAAACTGTGAGTACAAGTCATGGCACTGTAGTACTCAGCACCTGATGGCCCTTGTTGCGCGGGTCGTTGCCGAGGAGCGTGAGGCGTGTGCCAAGGTAGTGGAAGCGTGGAGCGATTGGCATGGTGGTACAGAAACCCTTGCTAAGGCCATCCGAGCAAGGGGACAAGCATGAAAGACGACGACGATATTCAAGACTACGTGCGCCCTTGGGTTGAACTGACTATGGATGATTTCACCGACATACTTAAATTAGCAAGTGAAGGCCGCCCGTTAGAGATATGGGAGTTATTTAAAGCAGTAGAAGCCAAGGTGAGGGAGAAGAACACATGACCACATACAAAGAACTGGGTGAGTTGATGCGCAATTTGCCTACCGATGAAACGTGGCTGCCGCTGTTTTTGGGGCGGCTTAAAGAGAAGGATCCTGAAATCTATCGACGCATGATGGAACTGGCCAACGACAAGCTGAAGGAAGACAAATGATTGTCCGAAAGGTAAGGGGCGAGAACAGGGTTGGCAGAGTTATTTTGATGCGAGAGGAAGTGGAGGCGGCTCGCAAGATGGGAATATCTGTTGAGAAGTATGCCGCGGAAAGGCTTGTACAGATTGCCAAGAAGCGTAAGTGGAAATGGTTTTTTAACAGGGAATACAAATGAAAGAACTAAGCATATGGGAAAAGGCCATGGGTTGGCGTAAGCGCCAGATGGTCATTGAGCAGCTTGAAGAGGATCCATGGGTCTTGTCTACGCAGCGCAACTTGGTCCTTGAAGAGGCAGCCAAGGAGATTGAGAAGATGAAAGCTTTTGGCCCAGACACAATAGGCAGTTTCACTGTCTACATAAGGAATATGAAATCGTGAGCTTTGTTAGTCATCACCTGCAGCTTGGTAGCAAGCAACATGTGCATCAATTACAACTTTGTAATAAATGCGAAGAAAAACGGCCACCGGAAGGCGGGATACAAATGAGTGCAGCAAGGTGGATTTGCGCTTGCTGTTGGACCAAACGAGTAACGACAGGAAATTTATTAGAACATGCCAAGACCAAAACCACCCGAGCCACTGATCGGAAGACAAGTGAGGATGTCTGACAGACAGTGGATGATTCTCAACCAATTGGGCGGAGCAGAGTGGCTGCGCGCCCTGTTAGATAAGAAGGCACCCATGCCTAAGAAATATTATGAAATTTTTAACAACCAAGAAAGTCCAAAATGAAAGCAACTAAACGTAAATTTCCATCAGTATTTAAACGCGCACAGGCGTTTATGGAGAGTCACCCTGCTGCCTCGGTCGGTGAGATAGCGTTTCGGTTTAGCCTGACCAAACAGTCTGTTTATGTCCTACGCAGCAAGATGAGAAAGCAAGGCTTTGTGTTCCCTAAAAGGGCTGATCAGTTAGCCACGCTTGCTCCTGCACAACAGGGCGCTGCCGGCAGCGCACCATTGCCGATTGAAATGTACGACGATCCGTGGCAGCCGCCTGAGATGCTGCCAATGCCTGAGGTGGACGCAACCCTTGACGCTCGGGCCGTGGACTACGGCAAATTTATCGAGGGCGCTGAAGTCATGCAGATGTTGAAACGTGTTGTACAGAATGCTTTGAACAATCGTGACAAGACGTTGGCACATGATCAGGCGGAGTCATTGGACATGATCATCCACAAGATTGGCCGGATCATCAACGGCAATCCTGATGTGGTTGACCATTGGCTAGATATTGCCGGCTACGCCCAGTTGGTAGCGGACCGCCTCAACGGACGGATTCGCTGATTACTTTGCTTCTCCCCAGCTTGGTCCGACTTCCACATCGCACCGACTGGGGATTTGCATGTTAACGCACGTTGCCATGATCTCTGCTGCACGCTGCGCTTCTTCTCTTGTCTTGACGCTCAATGCCAGTTCATCGTGAACCTGCAGCATGGGCATGATCCCCTCCCGCGCTAACGCAACCATTGCTGCCTTTGTCTGGTCAGCAGCAGACCCTTGGATGAGGCGGTTCAAACCCTTGTAGGTGCCTGCGCGCTTGATCCGTTGGCCGTATTCCATGACTGCTTGCTCACGAGGCAGCGCTTTATTGACACCCCACTCCATCGGCTCCCAAAGTGGGAACCGGCACTTGCGTCCGAGAAGGGTGCGGATGGATCCGTTGGATGCGGGATGCTCGATCCGTTTCATCACAGCATTGACTGTGCCTTTGAGGAACGGGACATTCCTGTGGAACTGGTCGATAAGCTCTGACGCTTCGTCAAGGTTCAGGTCCAGTTGCGCGGCCAGTTTGTTCTTGCCCATTCCGTACATCAAGCCAAGGCCAATGGTCTTGGCAGCTTTCCTTTTGATGCCGGCCATGTCGGCAACCATCTGGTGAAAGTCTGTGTTGGGGTCGTTTTGATAAGCATCCACCATCTTGTCGGCTCCGGGTAAATCAAGGAGGGACGCGTAGTGGACAAGAAGGCGTGGCTCCTGTGAAGAGAAGTCATTTGATGCCCACATCTCGCCCTCTTCGGGAAGGAACAGGCTACGCACCATGGGGCCAATGATCTCGTGTCGGGCAGGGACCTGCTGCAGGTTCGGGTTGGCCATGGACAGACGTCCTGTAACGGTGCCGCCATCGTCTGAGCGCATTTGGTTGACGTGGGGATGGATACGTCCTGTCTTGGCACTGAAGTTAAGGTATGGCTGCAGGAAGGTGCTGTGCGTTTTGTTGGTCTCGCGCGCCTCCACAATCATCTTGGCAATCGGATGCTCACAACCATCCAAGAATCCTTTTGTAAAGCTCGGTTGGCCGTTCTCGGTCTTTGCGTAAGGCAGGTGAAGCTTGTCAAAGGCTAAGGCGATGCTTTGTGCGGCCCAGATATCGACGTTGGATCCGATAAGTGACTTGAGGTCCTTATGGATTTGTTTCTCACGGGCAATCAACTGGTCGATTAGCTGCTCACATTTGGGGCGGTCAAAGCGAATGCCGCGGCTTGTCATGTTGTGCAGGACGGGAAAGGCTTCTGTTTCGAGGTTGAAGATGGATTCAACTTCATCCTGACGCATGCGGATCTTAAAGGCTTGCCACAGTTTCAGTGTGAGCGCTGCATCCTGTTCAGCGTACTCTCCCACATACATGGCGGGTAGTTTCCAAAGTTCTTTTTTTGGATGAACTCCGAAGTCCGCAGCGGCTTGTTTGAGCCCTT